GGGCGTGCAGGTGCAGATCGTGCGCAGCGCGCCCTTGGCCATCGCCTCGGCCTGCACCTCCACCGCTGAGGCAATGCCATCGTCCACCAGCCACTGCAGCGCCTCGCGGGCGTACTGCTGGGCCCGCGCCACCACATCGGTGGTGCGCTTGGATCGGGTCAGCAGCCACAGGCGCGAGCCGATGCGATCGCCGTTGACCTCGGCGTAGGCATCACCCCACCAGCCGCGGCGGGCTGAGGCATCGCTGGGCAGCTCATCAGCGGCATCAGCCTGCGCATCCGTGAACAGGCTCAGCACCACAGCCGTCTCCAGGCCATCGTCCTCGGCCAGGATGGGCGAGCTGATGTCCCAGTAGCCGGCGCCGTCGCGGAAGTACGTGCGAATGTCAGCCATCACATCACCGCATCGGGCCCGGCGCTGGCGCCGTGGTGGTGGCCGTTGTAGGCGGCGCGCATGCCCGCCATCGTCTTGGCGCCGCCCTGGTCGGCGATGTTGCCGGCGGCCACCACGTCGCTGTCGGTGGTGATGGTGCCGGTCACATGCAGCGCAGCCTGCACGTTGACCTGGGGCGTGTCGTTGATCGTCACCGGCTGGCCAGCGCCCTTGATCACGATGCCATCGCGGGTCAGGTGCACGGCGTGGCCCATGTCGTCGTACAACGCCACCTCACCGGCCTCCAGGCCCGTGAGGCGATACCGCCGGTCATCCACGGCGATCACCACCGCATGGTCTCGGCTGCCGGCCACGCACACGGCGATGCCCTCGGCCCCAGGGTGCGGGTGGGAGGTCAAGCCGTACGGCTGGAAGCGCTCCACATCGTCGCGCACCTCATCTGCCAGCAGGCTGATTTGCACGCCCTGCAGCTGGAGGTCATCACGCACCACGTTGACGATGGCACGGCTCACCATCAGCGCCACGCGTCGGCTCAATGGGCTCAGCAGACGGTTCAAGCTGGCTGCGGCCTTCATTTCTTGTCCCACCAGCTCACAGGGTGCGAGGCTGCGCCCCCCTTCTTGCCATCGCCTTGGGAGTCGATCGCAAAGGCGTCCTTGTTCGTGAGGTGCAGCGTGGTCTTTCTGCCGTCCTCGCTCAGAGTGAAATCGACCGCGCTGATGAGCAGCTCCCCGTCGATGCCAAGCCACCGGTCCTGCACGTAAACCAAGGCGTTCGGGCGCCACAACCCACCGTCATGCTCCCAGCCGCGCAGATCGATCTGCACCTGGGTTGATCGCGCGGCGCGCACGTTGGCTTCCCATTGCACACGTTGGCCCAAAGAAGCCCCAACATCCTGGCATTCACCCGTCATCACCAGCGGGCGATAGCGCGGCACCAACGTGTCTTTGACCATCGCCTTGGCTGATGCCGCCTGCTTGGCCACCAAGGCGGCGTCACCGCCCTCGTAGTAGCGCCCTGATGACTGGCCCTTGACCACATAGTCGCTGTAGCGGTCGCGCACGTCATACCGAACCCCGCCCGCCGCGATATTCACACCCAGCACCAAGGGCGTATCCACACGCGCAGTGCCAGCGCGCGTGATGAGCAAGCGCCCCTGCCCGTCGCTCATCAAAAGCAGTGCACGCATGCGCGCAGCCCGCTCGATAGCCTCGAAGGCGCTTTCGCCCTCTTGCACAGCAAAGGACGGCAGTGCGGCGCCGGTGTTCACGTCAGCCCGAACCTTGATGCCGAATGGCTTGGCCAGTTGCTCTGCGATCTGCTCAATCTTTAAGCCGCGCCATTGCCCGGTCTTCGCCACTGCGCTGCAGTCCACCAAGTCTGATGTCTTATCGCGGCCAGTCACTCGCAGGGCGTGGTCTTGGTCGTTGTGCTCAACGTCCAGCTCATCCACATATCCCGTGATCACCACCTGATCGCCCAGCAGAACCTCGCAGCCGTCCCACGGCAGAATGCGCCGCGGCTGCTGCTGATCAGGCCACATCTCGGTCAACTCGATCTCGAAGCGGTTCGCGCAGTGCTCCATGCTGAGAGACAGCCGCATGGACGTCCAGCCACCGAAGACGCCTTCAGTGGTCTTCAAGAAAACATCAGCCATCCGACAGCACCTCCAGCACTTGAGCACCGGGCACAAATAGCGGATGCCGCACCGCGTTGCGCACCAGAAGCTCATCGGCCCGCGTCGCATCGGCGTACACCGCCTGGGCTACCACCAAGCCAGGCATCGTGGTCTTCGGCGTCCAGCCCACCACCCGCGCCAAGTCGGCCCCCCGCGCGGCCACATCCATCACCACTGATGCACGCAAGGCCCGCAACGCCTCGTAGAGCGCATCGCTGGGCGAACCGAGCATCACATCATCGATCGCGTCCACGAGCTCATCGCGCACGTTGATGGCGTCTTGATAAGAGTCGAACGTGATTCCGGTTGCGGCCTTCGCCCCCTCGGCCACGGCTGCCGTGCGCGTGAGCTGCACAAGCTGAGCCTGGTTCTGCGACTCCGCTTTGCGGCTGGTGGTGGCCGAGACGATGGGAGGCAGATCGCTGCCGAAACGAAAGAACGGCCGCGCCAAGCCGAGCGCGTCACGCGGGCTCTGCGCTACCTCTTGTACCAGCGTCTTGAGTGTTGCCACGATGGCCTGCGCTGCACTGGCCGGGTTGTAGATGACGGTGATCAGGTCTTGGTTGATCGCCGCGATATCGCGCGCAAGCTCTGCACCGAAGGGCCCGCGGTTGCGGGCGGCGGCATCAGCCAACACCTTAGCGATCACGGCCTCAGAGTTGGCCGCCACGAACTTGGGCAAACCCGCCGCTCGGTAGTTCGCCTTGCAGTCGTTGGCCGCGGCTTCCAATGCACGATCAGCGGCGCTCTTCAGCTCGGCCTGACGGTTCACTTCCTTCGACGGGAAGTTGGCGTCGCCCGATTCCACAAAGCCGATGGAGAACTGCGCGGTGCCACCTTCGTCCGTGCTCTCGCGCATCTTCACGCCAGCCACGCTGACGGTCATTTCACCCAGGTAGGGGTGTACCAGCCGCCCGGGCCCAGGGGCTTCCAGAGCAGCCAAAAGGCGATCCCTGAAGGTCATGTAGTCAGACCCCAGAATGATCGCCTCTACTGTGAACTGGCGGGCCTTGCGCCCCATGTCTTCTACATACGGACGGTCCCGCAACGGGTATTCATGAGCCTTCGTTCGGCGGCCGAACTCGCTCTCTGAAGCTCGCACAAAGAAGGCCACACCCCGAAAGCTGGCCTTCTGAATTTGCCCCTGCCAAACCTGCTTGGTGCTCGCCATCGCTCACCCGCCCACCAGGTTGGGGCCGCCGTACACATCGAAGTCCACCAGCGGGTTCTTGCTGTTCAGGCCCTTGAGCTGTGGCTTGCCCTCAGAGTCGATTTGAATCTTGATCGTGCCGCCAACTTCAGTTGGCGCTCCCCGCAAGGCGGCGCTACCCGACACAGGCGAGGCCACAGTGGGCCGCTGTGCCGGCTGGGTCGGCGCGCCTCCCCCCTGCGGTGGCTCTTCAAAGCCGAGGAGCTTTTTGCCGGCACCCCAGACAAAGCCGCCCACCTTCTTGAGCACTTCCCACAGATCCCAGAACAGCTTCTTGGCCGGCTCCCAGGCCATGACCAAAGAGATGCCCAGGCCCACCAGTGTGGCCATTGCGCCGACCGGGCCCATCGCAGTGATCAGCGCCAGACCAAACGCGCGCAGAACCCCCAGCCCAGCGGCCAGGATGCCGGGCAGGTTGGTGGTGACCAGCGTCACCAGGCCGAGTGACTTGGCCAGGCCTCCTATGGCTAGGCCCAACTGCAGCACACCCAGCAGCACATTGCCGACCATCAACCCCGCCACCAGCTTGAGCACGTTGCCCCAGCCGCCGATGCTTTCGGCAAAGTCTTGCGCCCAGCCCACCAGATCGGAGACCGCCGAGCCGAACTGCCCTAGCCCGGTAATGATGTCTGGTAGAGCAGCCGAGACACGATCCACGAAGTCACTCAGCTTCGTGGCGATCAGTTCCCTGTTTGCCAGCACCAGGTCAACGACCTTGTTCACCAGCCCCTCGAACAAACCTGCAACCGGTTTCAAGGCCGTGGCTATCGCGCCGAACAGCGTCATTCGAGCCCGATCCACCGAATCGTTCAGGCTCGCCATCGCCTTGATGGTGTCGTTATCGAGCACAGCCCCCACACGCCGTGCCTCGGCATAAAACTCGCGCAGCGCTGCCGACCCTTGATTGAGCAACTGATTCTGCGCCGCACCGCCGCGCCCCATCATCGCCCGGCTCATGGCGATCTTCTTCGCCGCGTTCTGCCCCACATCACCAACGCGGTGATAGACATCAGCGGCGCGCTCGAACACATCGCCTACGTCCATCTTCCGAAGCTCGCCCATCGTGATTCCCAGCCGGGCAAACCAGGTCTGCATTTCTTTGCTGCCATTGAGCGCCTCGACCATGTTCTGGCTCAGGAACTGGAGTGAGGTAGTCATCTCCTCCATGCTGCTACCCGACATCTGCGCGGCATACCCAAGCTCTTGCAATCGTTGCGGTGCAATGCCGAGCTTCTGGGCGTCGTCGTTCAGCTTGTCGACCGAGTCAGCCACACGCTTCACGCCCCAGAAGGCCCCGCCGGCGGCCAATGCGACACCTCCAGCAACTCGCCCGAGCGATGCGCCCAGTTGACCTACAGCGTCGAGCACCCCGTGCAGACTGCGCCGCAAATCATGCAAACCCGCGTTCTCAGCCAGCGAGTTGAATCCCGCACGCACCCGCCGCAACGGCTGGGTGAGGCGGTCCACCTCATCCCGCACACCCTTGAGTCGAGACGATGCGTTGTCGATCGCCGTGAGAACGAAGGAAAGTTTCAGGGTGCTCATACCGCCTCACGCGAACCGCTGCTGTAAATGCGCTTGACCTGGTCATGCCAGGCCAAGAGATCGTCTACATCCATGTCCATCAAATCGCCCAGCTGCCAATGCAACGCGTGGGCGATGTCGGCCATCACGTCGCGCCAGTTGGCAGGGCACCCCCGATAAAACCCGTCACCACCTCACCCAGCGAGGTGATGTCCTCAACATCGAACTCTTCCACCGTGGATGGTGGCAAGCCTGCGCTCACAGCGATCAAGCGCAGCACCATCGAGCCACTGCCCTTGACGGTGTCGAGCGCCTTCAGATCGCGCCCCTTGAGGCGGCGCAGCGCCACTTCCGTGATGCGCTCCACCACATCGCCGTCGGCGTTTTTCAGCTCGACTGGATGAATCAGCTTGATCGGCCCGCTCATACACCCATCTCCTCGGCCGGCGGGCCTTCAAACTTCAGCGGCACCTTGCCGCCGTCACCATCGGTGGCGGTGGGCGTGTTGCACTGCCAGGCGCTGCGCACCACGTAGGTCTGGCCGGTGTCGCACTCAAACGTGATGGTCACGTCCGTCATGTCCCGGAACGCGGCCAGGCTCGTGCCCTTGCCCACGGCGATCTCGCATTCCACGATGCTTTGCTTGGGCTTCCCAGAAAAGCCCAGCACGGCGTTGCCACCGATCACCGCAGTGCGCTCGGTGCCGCCGATATCGATCTTGGCGCCCGGCATCGACTCAAGCGCCGCGCCGTCCACCTTGATCCACGCTTGTCCCAGCTTCTGGCCCATGTTCAATCCTTGGTCTTTTCGTCGACGATCAGGAACGTACCCTTGTGGATGTGCAAACTGATCTGCTCACCCGGCTGCAGCACGTGCTTTTCGCCGTCGTCGTCGGTCTTGCCCACCGCCACCTTGGTCACCTCGACCGCATTCATGGCACCGGGCTCGTCATGCTTGACTGTCACTCGAATCGTCATCGCTGTCCTTTAGCGCGCGTTACTGCGATGAGGCTCAGAGCCGGAACTGCACCTGCGCCGCGAACACGCGGAACTGGTTCACCACATCGGGCGGGATCACTGCATCCACGCGGTTGGGGTCGGTGCTGCTGCGCTCCACGATCAGATCGGCCTTGAACTGCTCCATGCCCTCAGCCAGGCCGGCCTCTTCCCACTGCGCAAACAGTGCCACCAGCTCGGCGCGGATCACGTTGGGCGTGACGATGGCCTGGCCGGGGCCGTAGCGCGTGCCATCGTTGGCCAGCTTGTGGCGCGGGAACTTGAGCGCGATGCGGGCCCGCACGCTGAAGCGCAGGTAGGCCACGGTGCGCAGCGTCTCGATGTCGAGGTAGCTGATGTCTGCCACGCCGAAGGCATTGGTTTTGTACGTGGTGATCAGCCGCTCGATCAACACATTGCCGCCGGCATCCACCAGCGTGGTGCTGATGCCTTTGTGCAGCAGGATGTTGT